AGCAAGGAACTGGTTTTATACTGCTGATTGTTCTTTGTGGTGTGACATGGCAGGAACTACACACGATCACATAAAAAAATTGTATGAAACTTTGCAATTTAATTATAAGAATGGTATCATAACACAAAGTGAATTACGATTTGGTATCAGAAGATTGGATAAAAAAATATGAAAAAGATAATCAGTAAGATAAATATATTGTCATTGTATTATCGAACAGAGATTGTTTGGTTTATTATTGGCTTTATAGTAGGAGTTATATTAATATGAATAAGAAAAAAACTATGCATACTATTAGAAGTATGTTCTTTGATTTAAAAAATGAAAAAGATATTATGAACGATTTTGCTAATATTACATATGATGTAGGTTATATGGTTGCACTATGTATAGCACTCAAAAGAAAAAGAGTAGCAGATAAAATATACGATTACTTTTTGAAAGGTTGGTAATATGAAAAAAAATAAATGGGTTAAAGAAAATAATAAATGGCTAGAATATAAATGTATAAAGTTTAATAGTAAAGATAAAAAATATATGAGTATACTACACAAGGCAGTAAAATTACACCCTGTTGATATACATTATCTTGTAAATACTTTAGAAGATATTTTAGATAGTAGGGGGTATGAAAGATATGAAAGTTAAAGAAATAGAAAAAAAGATAGGCACACTATCTAATCCAAGTAAAATGCCTGCGTTTGGTTGGGGTATATCTGCAAAGCATTGTAAGACAGGATCAAAGTTAGCATTGATTGATGGTACTATATGTAACAAATGTTATGCATTAAAGAATAGATATATGTTTAAAAATGTATTTAATGCACACGAAGTTAGAAGAAAAGCAATAGAGCTAAACGAGTGGGTAGATTATATGTCAATGTTATTGACTATAAAATATAAAAACATAGACAAATCAAAAAGATATCATAGGTGGTTTGATGCAGGTGATATACAATCTTTCTCACATCTAATGAAAATATTTGAGGTATGTGAGCATACACCACAAATAAATCATTGGTTAGCCACAAGAGAGTATCAAATAATAAAACAAATTAAAGAAGAAGATGTGCCAAAAAATTTATGTTTGCGTGTATCAGCAATCAAAGTAGATAGTCCACCACCTAATTTTTGGAAGTGGACTTCTGGTGTACATAAAGATAAATCTGCAATAGGTCGTGAGTGTCCTGCACCAAAACAAAATGGTGAGTGTGGTAGTTGTCGTTCCTGTTGGAGTCGTGAAGTTAAACAAGTAAGTTATAAGGAGCACTAATGGAAATAAATGGAAAGACAAGCCTTAAAAAAATAAATGAAGAAGGTTGGTATTGGGCAGAAGGTGTAGAAGTTATGGGTAATTATGGAGATACAAATACTTTTACTTTCTGTATGTGTAGAAATCACCAAGAAGCAAGAAGAGTTGCGACTGGTTTAAATTTAATAGATAAAATAAGGAACGAAGAATAATGATAACATATAAATTTATAACACAAGATAAGTCACAAGATATAGAAGCTATGAGTTTAAAAAAAGCTATGATATCTTTTAATACAAAAGCAGGTGACGCAAAAGATGTTTTAGTAGAATGGAAAAGTAGAAAAAATAATATTAGTTTTTATAAATATAAACTACCATACAGAACAAGAAAAGAAAGAAAAGGTAGACTATGAGGGGGATGAATTATAAAAATATAAGACCTATAGAAATATTACATCATGAGTGGTGCAAAAAAGAGGGTAGAGATACATCATGGTTTAAAAGGAGGAAAGGGGATGATTTATTGGAACCCAAAGAAAATAAAAGAGTTAAAAGAAAAAGGTCTTAAAATAAAAATTATGACTTTAAAAGAATATAACTTGACAAATAAACAAAAATGTGATAAGGAAAATAACAATGAAAAAATACAAAGTAAGAATATTCGGAATGGGAATAGATGCAGTAGCAGTGATGCCATTCGACAGCGAACCAGATGCAGATCTAATAGAGAATAATGTAGCTTATTATTTAAATAATAATTTAATGAAAGTAGAAAAGAGTTCTTTCTTTTCTGAAGATAAATATACAATTACATACGAGGAAGTACCTATTTGAATTATAAACAACAGTTAGCAGTTGTGCAAGGTTTGTTTGTGCCACCAGATACAAACATTAGAATGGATTGTCCATTTTGTAATAATAAAAATACATTACTCGTAGATACTACAGAAAATAAAATAAGTTGGTATTGTTTTCATGCGTCTTGTAAAGCAAAAGGAAAAAAAGAAGGAGAAAAAAATATGCACTATGTAGAAAAAGTTCTTCATGGTAATCAGGAATTACACATAGAAGATAAAGACTTTCCAATACCAGATAGTTTTCAATCAATATATTCTAATGAAAAAGCTATGCGTTGGCTATCTACAAATAATTGTTGGGAGGCTTGGTCGTGGGGTAGGGCAGATTTTAGATATGATGTAAAGCAAGATAGAGTTGTATTCTTAATTAAAAATAGATACTCCCATAAGATAGTAGGTGCAGTGGGTAGGGCATTAAATAAAAATGATTACCCAAAGTGGTATATGTATGGTAATAAAGATGTGCCTTTTAAATGTGGTGAGTGTGAGGATTCTGTAATTGTAGAAGATTGTCCGTCAGCTTGTGCAGTATCTAATATATTAACTGGTATAGCTATTATGGGAACTAAATTAAAAGAAATACACAAGAGCCATTTACAACCATATAAAAAATTATACATATGTTTAGATAGAGATGCTACAACAAAAGCATACGATATGGCAAAAAATTTAAGATCCTCTGGATATCCAAATGTAATAGTTAAACCACTAGAAGATGATCTTAAATACTATAACACAGAACAAATAAGGAAAATATTTTATGAATGATAGTATGAAAAAAGAAATATTAGTTAAATGGAATGAATGGAAGTACGATCTCTGGGAAGCTAATAAAAATAACTGGACTCAAAGAGATCAATCAATAGCAGAAACAATAGATCAAATTTTATTAAAGGAGTTAGATGATAGAAAAGCAAATGATTAGGCTTATGCTTAATAAAAAATTTTATACTCAACATAAAGGTATGTTATCACCTACTGTATTTGCAGGTGATATAAGTTCTTTGTATGAAACAATACAAAAAGCACACGAAAAATATGAAGAGGATATAAAAGTAGATGAGTTATATTCTTTGCATACTGCAATATTTAATCCTGCATTGACCCGTGCTGCAAAAGAAAAGTTTAGTGAGTTAGTAGAAGATATCAAAGAAGTACAAGAGCCTAGCAAAGAGATAGCAAAAGATATAATGCGTATCTTATCTGATAGAGATTTAGCACAAAGAATAGCAGTAGAGGCTACAGAAATATTTAATGGTAAAGATGCAAACTTTACAGAAATAACTGGTATGATAGAAAAACATAAACAAAATATCAGTGAAGAAAAAACTCCTGCAGTTACAAGTGATGTAGAACAAGTATTAGATTTATTAGATGTAACTACAAAATGGAAGTTTAATATACCTGTGTTAAAAGAAAATGTAGGTGGTATTGGTGGTGGTAATTTAATGATAGCATTTGCTAGACCAGAAACAGGTAAGACTGCATTCTGGGTTAGTCTATGTGCAGGACCAAATGGATTTGCAGAACAAGGTGCAAAGATACATGCAGAGCCTGCAATAAGAACACAGATGAGAGCCATATCTTGTTATACTGGTATGACTAGAGAAGAAATAATATTAGAAAAAAAAGTAGCACAAAGTTCTTGGAGTGAAATAAAAAATAACATATCAATGTTTGATACAGTTGATTGGTCAATGGAAGATATAGATGCACATTGTGAAAAACATAAACCAGATATCATAGTGATAGACCAGCTAGATAAAATAAATGTAACTGGCACATATGCAAGAACAGATGAAAAGTTAAGACAGATATATACAAGTGTAAGAGAGATAGCAAAAAGAAGAGATTGTGCAGTCATTGCAATATCTCAAGCATCTGCTGATGCACACAATAGAAACAGTATTTCATTTGACCAAATGGAAAATTCTAAAACTGGTAAAGCTGCTGAAGCTGATTTAATTATTGGCATAGGTAGAAACTCTAACAGTGATTTAGAAAATAAAATAAGAACACTGTGTATAAGTAAAAATAAAATAAATGGGTATCACGGTGAACCTGTTTGTACAATTAGAAGGAGTATAAGTAGATATGAAGTATAAGAAAAAACAAAGACATAATGATAAATCAGTTTATCTATTTCATAATATAGTTACAGATGTAACTCTTTATGTAAATGCAACTAATGCAGAACATGCATGTCAAATATTTGATAGCTGTGGATTTCAACCTAGATCTTCTTGGAAGATACTATTAGAGTTAGGTGTTCAACCTGCAGATAGAAAGAAGGTAAGATGATTACAACAGTAGATGTAGAAACATCGTGGCAAAAAACAGATACGGGTGGATATGATCCATCACCTTTTCATCCAGATAATATATTAGTTAGTGTAGGTATCAATGATGAATACTATTTTACAAATCATAGTGAAAGAGTTGATGAGGGTTGCTATCATAAAATACAATCTATATTAGATAAAACAACCTTACTAATAGGTCACAATATTAAATTTGATTTAATGTGGTTATTAGAATCTGGATTTAAATATACAGGTAGAGTTTATGATACTATGTTGGGGGAGTATATACTTAATAGGGGTATAAGAAAAAGTTTAACACTTGAGATGTCTTGTCGTAGAAGAAAGATAGGATCTAAAGATAGTGCTATTAAAGAATGGACAGATAGGGGTATACCATTCCAAGATATACCAGTTGATGTAGTAGAAGAGTATGGCAGGATAGATGTTGCTATAACTAGAAAACTATTTGATTCACAGATGGATGATCTAAAAATGGCTAAAAATAAGGGTTTATTGATGACTCTGAAAATGATGAATGAGTTTTTAGTTGTGCTATCTGATATGGAAAGAAATGGAATTAATATTAATTTAAAAGAACTACATA